GAGAAGGAAGAAACAGATACAAAAGCTACCGATGATCTAAAAATAGACAATCAAATGATGGAGTATTTAGAAGAGTTTATAAATAAAATAAATGGTAAAAGTATTAATGATATACAACGAGGTGTACCATATACTGAAGATGGGTACAGCTGGTTTAAGATGAAAGATTTTTGGAGATATTTAATTAAAAATAAATGGCCTGATAAAAGGTATCCTAAAAATTTTGTAGTTCAAAAACTACAAGCTGAAGTTAGTTTAGATTTAATAGAAGATTGGTTAAAAATTAACAATAAAACTGTACGTTGTTTTAAAATCACAACAATAAAATCAAATACTCCGGCACCATCACTGCCAGAGAGCAAGGAGCCGGCATGGAAAAGAACAAAAGAACAATAATACCTGGTCCTCCCGGAACCGGTAAAACATATAGATTATTAAATCATTATATGTTGAGAGAAATAAATGAGTTAAAAACTAATCCTGAAAAAATTTGTTATATTACTTTCAGTAAACCCGCTGCAGAAGAAGCCAAAGAAAGATTCGCTGAACTATTTCCTGGAAAAAAAATAGGATATATCGGAACCATGCATGCCCTTGGAGTAAAAGAATTAGGAATAGATGTTGGTGCTAAACTTTTAAAAGGGAACAGTCAATGGAATCAATTTAAATTATATGAGCCGATGGCAGCTGGGCTAAAGACAGATGTTACCTATGACCCAATAACTGGCAAACCTAGATTTAAAGATAAAATTTTAGATGTTAGAGATTATGCTAAAAATAAAAAAATATCTTTAGAAGAAGCTGCCGTTGAAAAAGGATTAGCTGGCTGGGATGATATCTATAAAGCAGAGCAAATAGATGCCTCCCTCGACCAATATAAAAAAGAAACAGGAGTCATTGAGTTTTATGACATGATAAAAATGTTCACTGATAAAATAAAAGGAAAAGATGAACTTTTTGATGTAGTATTTTTAGATGAAGCCCAAGACTTGAACGCTTTACAATGGGATATGTTTTTTGAAATTGAAAAGAAAACTCAGAGATCATTTATCGCTGGTGATGACGACCAAACTATATTTGGTTTTCAAGGTGCTGAAGCGACTACATTTATAAATTTAAAAGGAGTTATTGATGAGCAAATACAGTCGAGACGGGTCCCGAGAAGCGTGCATCGAGTAGCTTTACAAATTTTAGGTAGAATAGAAGAACGAAGAAGCAAGAATTGGGAAGCGAGAGACGAGGAGGGAGAAGTTTTTAATAATGTTGCTATAGAAGATATAGATTTTTCATCAGGGAAGTGGATGATATTAGCAAGGACAAATAAATTATGTGGTCAAGCTCAAGAGCATTTATATATGAAAGGACTACGATATGAATACTCAGGTGCTTCTTATTTATTAAAAGAAGTTATGACTGCCTACAGGACTTGGATTAGACTCAATCAAGGTGCAAATATAAATGTTAAAGATGTAAAAGTGATGTATGCTTTTTTAAAAGTAAAACTAAAACAGATCACAAGAGGTTTTTCCAGTGGGAAAACGTTAGATTCTTTAGACTCCGTTACCTTAGAAGAATTAAAAACGAATCATGGTTTACTCGTTGAGGGAAGTTGGGAACATTTAGATTTTCCAGAGGATACAAAAGATTTTATGAAATATTTAATAAAAAATGGAGATGATTTAATGAAAGAGGCTGACATAAGTATAATGACTTTACACGGTTCCAAAGGAAAAGAATGTGAAAATGTAGTTTTATATACAGATTGGGGAGCAGATGAATACCAATCTAATTTTATAGAAAGTGAGTTTGAAAATTCACCGGATAATGAACATAGATTATTTTTTGTAGGAGTAACCAGAACCAAACAAAGACTTTATATATTAAGATCAGAAAGAAATGGTTATGTCATATAAATCTTTAAATAAACAAATTCAAGGAGACCACTACCAAGATTTTAAAATTCAACCCGCTGAGTTTATAAACCAAAATAGATTGCTTTTTGCTGAAGGGAACGCTATAAAATATATTTGTAGACATTCTAAGAAAGGAAAACAGGACGACATTAAAAAAGCAATACATTATTTAGAAATGATTTTGGAAAGGGACTATGGAGAACTTATTTAACGAAGAAATGTGGAATTCACCTCAAGAATTTAAAGACTTAGGTAAATATCCTTATATTGCAATTGATTTAGAAACCAAAGATCCAGGCCTTAAAAAACGGGGTTCGGGTGCAATAAGAAAAGATGGTCAAATTATAGGTGTAGCTGTAGCCGTGGAAGGTTGGTCGGGTTACTATTCTTTTGGCCACGAACAAGGTAATTTTTTTCAAGAAGAGTCCGTGATGAAATGGGTAAAAGATATTTGTGCTCTCCCATGTCCTAAAATATTTCATAATGCAATGTATGATGTATCTTGGTTAAAATCTTATGGAATTAAAATCAATGGAATTATAGTTGACACAATGATGATGGCATCAGTCTTGGATGAAAATAGACTTTATTATTCTTTAAATGCTTTATCATATACAGAATTAGGTAAAGTTAAAGATGAAAAGGCACTTCAAGATGCAGCAGATAAAGCGGGAGTTGATGCTAAGTCAGAAATGTATAAACTTCCAGCCGCCATGGTTGGTTCATATGCAGAAAAAGATGCAGAATTAACATTAGAATTATTTAAAAAATTTTCTAAACAAATAAAAGAACAAAACCTTAAAGATATTTTTAATTTAGAAACAAAACTGTTCCCTTGTTTAGTGGAAATGAAATTTAAAGGCGTTCGAGTAGATACGGACAAAGCAGCCTTATTAAAACAAGTATTGCAATTAAGAGAAAATAAACTACTGGGATTAATTAAAAAAGAAACAGGGATAGATGTAGAGATATGGGCCGCGCGTAGTATTGCCAAAGTTTTTGATAAACTTGGTTTATCTTTTAAAAGGACAGCTAAAAGTAATGCTCCATCTTTTACCCGAGCTACATTACAAGAACATAGCCATCCCGTCGTAAAAGCAATTGCTGAGGCAAGAGAATTTAATAAAGCCCACACTACTTTCATTGATACAATTTTAAAACATGAACATAATGGACGTATTCATGCAGATATAAATCAATTAAGATCCGACGCAGGGGGAACTGTAACAGGACGATTTTCATATTCAAACCCAAACTTGCAACAAATCCCTGCAAGAAATAATTTACTAGGACCAACCATACGAGGTTTATTTCTACCTGATGAAGGGTGTAAGTGGGGTTGTTTTGATTATTCCCAACAAGAACCTAGATTAGTATTACACTACGCAGCGGGACATAATACTTTAAAAAATGATCAATCAGTAATAAGTATGATGGAAAAATATAATAAAGATCCTAAAATGGATTTTCATAAAATGGTAGCTGACTTAGCAAACATAGAGCGTAAGGAAGCCAAAACAATTAATCTTGGATTATTTTATGGGATGGGAAAAGCTAAACTCCAACAATCTTTGAATCTAGAAAGCAAAGAAGAAGCTGAAAATTTATTTGATAAATATCATGAAAGTGTTCCATTCGTAAAAGGGTTAATGACCGCTCTTATAAGAGACGCACAGAATGATGGAGAAGTACAAACCATTGGAGGAAGAATTTGTAGATTTGATAAATGGGAAGAAGCAAGATACGCCCCTGGCGAATTAAGGGTTCCCATGACCTGGCATGAAGCACAATCTAAATATGGAGAAGATAAAATCAGGAGAGCATTTACCTATAAAGCTTTAAATAAACTTATTCAGGGTTCTGCGGCTGACATGACTAAGCAGGCCATGTTAGATTTATACGAAGAAGGTATTATTCCACATATACAAGTTCATGATGAACTAGATATCTCCATTGAAAAAGATGCTAATCATCAAGCTCAGAAAATCATTGCTATAATGCAAGATGCGGTTAAACTACATATTAAAAATAAAGTTGACTACGAACAAGGCCCAACATGGGGCGATGTAAAATAAGGAGGTTAATTATATGGATAAAATAAAAAACATGATTACTCATTGGAAAAATTCAATTAGTGTATCATCATTATATCACAGAGATTTTATCGTTGGATTTATAGCGGGAGCTATAACTATAATCATTTTAAGCGCTATATTCTAAGTTATTTTTTATTGATTTTACTCAACTAATTAGTAAGATAGTAAATTCAGATTATTCTGAAATTGTGCACTAAAAACGGTGCATATACATATTTACTATTAAACAATAGAAAATATGCGGCTATGCCACAAAATTTACTAACATATAGGAGATAAAAATGATTAAAAAAATGATTAAATGGGTGTGTAAATGGATATGGAAGATAGTTTGTTGGCCATTTGCCCAAATAAAAAAATGGCTAGTAAGCGCTCTGCCTAAATAATATGACACAGTGTACTACTTGTTTTCATCCTTGTCATTGTGGAGAAGATAACAGTCTTCACTCCGATGAATATGGTCTATGCACCTGTGAAACATGTACATGTAAAAAAAAATATAAAGCAACAAAAATCCGAAAACCATATGAGGAAACAAAAAATGACTGAGCGATGGTGTAAAAAATGTAATAAAATGTGCCACTGTCCAAATGCAGAAGGTGAATGTACTAACTGTGAATGTGGTAAGAGAGAAGAAGACTCTACCTATGAAGGTGGTGGCGTCGTCATCGACGACACAGGAGAATGCGAATCATGCCAATAATGGAAAATAATGCCTTTTGAATCCGAGAAACAGAAACGTTATTTATTTAAAAACCATCCTGAAATTGCCAAGAAATGGGTTAAGAAGTATGGGAGTAAGCCAATTAAGAAAAAAGTAATTAATAAGAAAAAAGTATTTAAGAAAAAATGATGGAAAAAATTTTAACTTTGTTAGTCGGACTCTTAATAGCATTAGGAGGATGGTCGCTATCTAGAACATTTGAATTGTCTACAAGTCAAGCAGTTCTTTTAAATCAAGTGGATCAACTAGAATTTAGAGTGCAAATGCTAGATGAGAAAATGGATCAAATGATGAATATGGATAAAGAGATTATGGATCAACATGAAAAATTATTTAAAAAATTAGACCAAGAAAACAC